ATGAATGTCCCAAAGCTAAGAGGATTGATGACCGAGAAGCAGATCAACGTCGAAACGTTGGCGGAGCTTGTCAGCATAGACAGATCGTCAATGTATAGAAAGCTCAATAATGCCGATAAGATAACAATCGGAGAAGCCATGCGGATCAAGCAAGCCCTCAAAATGTCCGACGAACTTGCAATAGAAATTTTTTTGCGCTGACAGTCGCATATCGTGCGACTTTTGAGAAAGAGAGGCACTCAATGACAGAGTACAAGATCGGCCCGGCAATCGTTCGCATTCACGGGCAATGTGAACCCGAAAGACTGAGGGAAGCGACCGCAAGATTTTTGAAAAAGGTCGAAGCTCAGAGAAGAAGAGCGGCAAAGCCGCAAAAATTAAATACATAAGGATAGGTACCGAAAAATGATCAACGGAATTATTAACACGGCCAATGATATGACCTTCGCAATCGTCGCCGGGGCTTATATGCTCGGAGCGTTTTTGATAATGGTTATTATCTGCGCGATCGTTGAGTCGATCTCGGAAGCAGCGGAGCGCAGACGCAGAAATAAAAACCGCTACCGCGTATCAATCGAACCGGGCCGCAGAAGATGAGCAACGGATCCGAAGAAAAGAAAACCGAGCAGCCCCGGCGCTACGAGACCTGCCGAGAGTGCGGGCTTGAATGGAACGTCAGCAAGTACCAAGAGATCCCGCCGGGTGGTTATATCTGCCCGTGGTGCTGGAGCAAGAACAAAAACAAATAGAAACGAAAAAAGGAGCAAAACAAATGGAAGATTTGAAGGCAACGGGACAGATCGCGGCCGATAATAAACCGCGACCGATCCAACTCGTTATTGCCCTGCTGTCCGAAATGACAGAACGCGCAACCGAAGCGGAGCGCGAGAGGGATGAGCAGAAAGAGAGGGCGGACGAATGGTACCGGCATTATTGCACAAAAAACGCCATGTGCCAAGACCTGCAAAAGAAGCTCGCCGAAATAGAGAGAGGGCAAGGCAATGGCTAAGGAAACGAAGGAAAAAAACAGCTTCGTATTTTATTATGACTATCGTCAACACCTCGCACTATTGAGCGACGAAGAACGCGGTCGGCTCATTATGGCTTTGCTTGATTACGGGGAAAGCGGTCAGGTGCCGGAATTAAACGGCGCGGTTCTTATGGCTTTTTCCTTTATGAGGGCACAAATTGACAGAGACGCGGAAAAGTACGCGAAGATCTGCCAAAAGCGCCGAGAGGCAGGACAACGTGGCGGAAGACCGTCGGAGAAAAAGGACGGAGCGGAAAAGCAAAACGACGAAGGAAAACCAAGCGAAAGCAACGCAAACCAAAACAAAGCAAAAAAAGCAAAAGGTTTTAATGAAAAGCAAAGCGAAGCAAAAAAACCTGATACTGATACTGATACTGATACTGATACTGATACTGATACTGATACTGAAACTGATACTGATACTGATACATATATTAAACCTAACGGTTTAATACTCCTACCTCCTAAAGGAGGTATAGCGCCGAAGGCGCCAAAAGAGGCGGGCAAGGCAGCCGAAACGGCACCGTATAAAAAAATTGTCGCCCTTTATCATGAAAAATGCGTCAGTTTTCCGCAGCTCAAATACATAAGCAAAAAGCGCAAGGAATTAATGGACGACCGCTGGAAGGACTACGAGCAGAACCTTGACACCTTCCGCGAGCTCTTTGAGCAGGCCGAAAATTCGCAATATTTGAAAGGTAAAAATAAAAGCGGCTGGTCGGCTTCGTTTGATTGGCTCCTTGCCGAGGAAAATATGCCGAAGGTGCTCGAGGGCAATTTTGCCGATAAACCGAAAAACGGCAACGGACGCAGCAGCCACGATATGGACGACTGGAGCAGGGCGCTTTTAGAGCGACAAGTCGCGGCGGCAATGGAAGAAAAGAAAAAGAACCCACCGATCACGGCCGGCCAAGATCCGGTGCTCCGTGAACGTATGGAAGCCTTGCAGGAAAAACTCGGATAGGAGGCAATTACACTATGAATATTTTGAGCTTATTCGACGGGATAAGCACCGGACGGCTGGCTCTGGAACGGGCCGGAATACATGTGAGTAAATACTACTCGTCCGAAATCGACGAGCGCGCGATCAAAATCTCCCGCGCAAACTGGGACGACGTGGTGCAGCTCGGCGACGTGAACAGCATAGACGTTGACACCCTGCCGAAAATCGACCTTCTGATCGGTGGCAGCCCGTGTCAAGGTTTTTCAAGGGAAGGAAAAGGGCTGAACTTCGACGACCCTCGGAGTAAATTGTTTTTCAAGTTCGTGGAGGTGCTGGAGACGCTGCGGGCCAAAAAACCAGACGTCAAGTTCCTGCTGGAGAACGTCAACATGGCGCACGAATGGCGCGACGTTATCTCGAAATACCTCGGCGTCGAGCCGGTGCTGATCGACAGCAGGAAAATGGCAGCAGCAGCACGGGAGCGGCTTTACTGGACGAATATCTGGGATATACCGCAGCCAGAGGATCTGGGCGTCAAGCTGCTGGACGTTCTCGACGCCGACGTGAAGGTGGCGGGGCTTGTCGCGCACGAGGGTATATTCTTCGACCCGGCCTTCTCTGAGGCCAGCCGCTCACTCGTCAGCGTAGTGAACGGAGAAGTCAGAATAAAACAAGCCACGCGGCAGGGCTACATCGTCGCAGAGAATGGCGATAGCGTGAACCTCGGCTTCCCTACAAGCAAGACAAGACGCGGCCGAGTCATGAAACAGAAGGCACCGACGCTTACCTGCAACTGTTCCTTCGGCTGCTTCATTGACGGAGTGATCCGCAAGCTGACAGCGGAAGAACTGGAAAAGCTGCAAACCCTCCCAGTGGGGTACACGAAGTTCTACAAGGAGGACGACGGCACGCTGATAGAGGCCTCTTATGGAGCACGGGAGAATGTTATCGGCAACGGGTGGACGACTGACGTTATCGCCCACATATTCTCAGGGCTGAAAGAACGGCCGGTATCGGAGGTGAAGCTATGAGCTGGGACTACTTGCCGGACTCATTCGACGCAAAGGCGTCAATCGAAGAACTACAAAAGCAAGGCCAGAGAAGCCAGCGCGGAGCTCGGAGCCGCATAGCCGGGGAATGCTTCGAGAACACCATCGAAGCGGGCTGTCGCTGGTACAAAGACAGAGGCGAGGCGGAGATCGAGAAAACCCCGGAACCGACCAAACAGCTCGGCGATAAGGACAGCAGGGGACGCTTCCTCGCTTACTATGAGAAAAAAGCGCAGCCCGATTTTAAGGGCACGCTCCTCGGTGGGCAGTCGGTCGTATTTGAAGCAAAGCACACCGACGGCGACCGCATAGAATACAGCCGAGTGACGAAGGAGCAGAACGAGCGGCTTGAAAGCCATTATCAGCTCGGAGCCGTCGCCTTCGTAATGGTCAGCTTCAACTTGCAATATTACTGCCGGATCCCGTGGTCGATCTGGCGCGATATGAAGCGCATATACGGCCGCAAATACATAACATTTGAAGAGTGCGAGCGGTACCGGGTGCCATACATATCCGGAGTGCTCAAACTACTCGACGGCATGATCTTAAAATAAAAACATAGAAAAGGAGCAACCACATGAGCCAAACAACAAGAGAAACACGTCGCAAAAGCTACGAGGCAGTGCTGCCGAAGGTAACAGAGCGCTGCCGCCTGATCCTTGAAACGCTCGGATCCGAAGAAATGACGGTGAGCGAGATCACCGACGAGCTGGTGAAAACCGGCAAGATCCCGTACTACAACCGCAACTACGTCGCGCCGCGCTTGACGGAGCTCAAAGACATGGGCGTTGTCGAAACCTGCGGCCGCAGGAAGTCCACGAAGTCAACGGCCACCGAGGCCGTATGGCGCCGGAAGGAGGTCGGGCCGGCATGGTGATCGTAAACATTCTGCTGGGCTTCGTCGCCTTCTCTCTCGCCGCCTTTTTGATCGGCAACACAAACCCGCCCATGAGCAAGGAAAAACACAGAGATCTGACGGTCGCCTTCGTGGCGGTTCTGATCTTCACACTCGCCGTTAACATAATAGCGTAAACGGCAAAGGAAACAAAAAAAGGAGCAACAAATGATAGCAAAGTACGAATTTGAAGAAACGCGCAACGCGCTGATGAAATTTTGCGAGACCGTGACCGACTACGTGTGCGAGGTGCATTTTGACACCTACCCGCTGACGGTGGTATTTACACCGAACCCGCAGGGCACGATCTTCGACGACAACATAGACGAAAACGGAGAGATCGGGGAGCTCGTGATCGAGTGCGGCCTTGATACCCTCGTAAAGTCAACGCTTAAATTCCAAATAGACTCCGCTCTGTTTAAAAAGTTTATTAAGAGCGCGGAAAAGATCGCATTCCTCTACTATCACGCATTCAGAGAGGAAGCGGGAGATCTTCGCGCTCGGGCGGACAACGACGCCGACGACTGCGAGAACTTCCGGAGAATGATAGACGAGATCAACGCGAAGAACACAGAACCGCCGGTGGATGAAAAAGAGCGGGAGTTCCAAGAACGGCTGAGGGAAGTGCTCGGCGACACGGAGGGCGGCTATGAATGTTAGAGTACCCAAGGAATACCGGGATTTATCGTCCAGAGGTCAGGATAAACTCCGCGAATTTTGCCGCGACGTAGCCCTTCAAGCCGCTCAGGAGCAGGAAGAAAAGGACTGCCGCATAATGCTTGAGATCTTCCTCAAGTGGAACATTATCCTGCTTCATGATACCGAGCACTGGGGAGAGATTAAATGCCGCAGATACTTATGGAACCACAAGCGCCTATTTCAAAGGCAGGCGAAGCTGGTCTCAAAGGGTGAGCAGCTGGAATACCTCAACCGTCGTATGGCGGAGATATTCAAGAAGGACGGCTTCCCGCAGGACTTTATCGACGATATGCTCGGCCCGGTAGATCTCACGGAAAAACCGGCCGACTGGCTCCCGGAGCTGCCCACGTCGCAGCCGAAGGACTACGGCACCGGCGCCTACTTAATGCAAGAAAGAATAACAGAGGGATCGAGCAATGAGTGAACAGAGAGAAAAGCTGATGCAGATATTCGATAACTGGGGGCTTCAGCAGTATATACCACATCACACAGAGAGGGCAATGCTCGCCGACTACCTTCTCGCAAATGTGCTGCCCGATGAGATAGTGCAAACAATGAAATGCCCTTATAGAATAATCCAGACGGTTGACACCTCCGGAGTCCTTCCCACAATATCGCAGGACTTCGCGGAATGCTACGGCGAAGAATGCCCGCACTATCGGCCCGAGCGCAAAATCGGAAACCTCACCGCCCTGGCGTACTGCTCGAAGTCGCTGGTGGAAGAACTGAACGCCAAGAAGGAGAAGTCGACAAAATGGCAATAGCATATACATGCCGAGCCTGCGGGGCGCCTATTGTCTGGATAAAGACGCCTGCCGGGAAATCAATGCCCTGCGACGCAACCCCGGTATTTTACCAAGAAAAAAAGAACGGCAGGCACAAGATCGTCACCCAAAACGGCGAGGTCATAGCTTGCGAAATCGTCTCAGATCCGGACAAAGCAACCGGCACCGGATATATTCCGCACTGGGGAAACTGCTCAGCCCCGGACAAATTCAGAAAAGGCAAAAAGGAGAAGCAAACAAAATGAGCGACGCAACAATGGAAAGAATGACAGCGGCTGAGATCCGCGAGAGCTACGCGACGGCAAAGTACCCGGAAGAGCAGCTCCAGATCCTCGCAGAGCTCAACCTCTGCAAGAAGCAGGATATACGCGACATAATCGAAGGCAAGACGGACGAGCTTCCGCCACCTGCCGGGAAGCGCAAACGCAGGGATCCTCACACCTATTACGTAAGCACCGCGAAGCAAAAAGAGATACTGGAAAGACATGCGGCCGGCGAGACACCCGAGGAACTTGCAGCCGCTTATAGCGCGACCGTGGAGCTGATAGAGAAAATTATCGCGGGAACTTACAAGGCAAATAAGAACACGAAAACACCGGAACCACCGGAAGGAGGCCCTCCCGCAGAACCGGACGCACCGGCCGCGGATCCGAACGACGTAAACGAGCCGAGACCTCTCCACGGGCCGGTATTTCCGGATTTACCAATAGTCCCGGGCCCTCCTACCAAGCCTCAGCGCACGATACTCGAAATAGCAGCGGAGGCCTTCACGGAAACCGACCGCAAATACGGCGACGCCGAATATCTGGAGATCAAAAAGCACGGCGACCGCCTGACGGTGGAAGTCGCAAACGATGAAGTGACCGTAGTCATTTACAAGTCACCGAAACCGAAGGAGAGGGAGGGCGACGAAAAATGAGCGACCGCAAATTCACGGACGATGAGATCATAAAGGCATTGAGATGTTGCAAAGGTGATGATATCCCTTGCGAGAGCTGTCCATATTCTGATTTGGGTAGCTGCGAGAGTGCAATGGCAAAAGATGCCCTCGTCCTCATAAACCGCCAAAAGGCGGAGATTGAGAGGTTGCAAAAGACCGGAGCCTCGGCAATAAGAAGGCTGATAGAAACAAAAGGCAAAGCGGACAAAGAGCTCGACAAACTGAAAGGCGTTATCAATCTACTGGAGAGGGATATAGCCGATAGGGATAAAATGCTCGAGGGCAAGGTCGAGGAAGTCTACGCCGACTTTATGCAGGACTACAGGATAATGCGCGACGAATTGGAAGACCTTCTCGACAGCGGCACCCTCATTCCGCCGGTAAAGATCGGCCAGACGGTGTATGCCGCCATCATCTTTGCCGAAAATGACATTCTGAACGAGAACACTATCGAACCGTACACGGTCGACGGTATCGGAATTATAGACGGCAAGTGGCACGTTTACAGCAAAAGAGACTCCGACTGGTACGAATACGGCGGCGAGTTCTGCAAACCCACGCGAGAGGAAGCTGAGGCGGCAATAGCTGCGGCGAGATCTGCGGCCGACATAAAAGACGGTCGCAAAAACGGAGGCGCGGAATGAAACCCTATAAAGTAATAAAAAACCGCTTTAATAGGCTTACACCTAAAATTAAACAAGTGTTCTGTCGGCACGAGTATGAAATTAATCGAGAAGATTGTTGTAATGAACGGTGCTATTATGAAAAATGCAAAAAATGCGGATTTTTCAAAACCATTGAGTATTACAGATGAAAGGCGGCGAGAAAATGAAAACACCAGCCGAAATAATAAAGGGCATTGAATGCTGCCATTTGCAACCGATCTCACACTGCTCGGCTTGCCCTTATGGCAAATACGACACCCGGGGCACGTGCGCGATACTTCTCGCGCAGGACGCTCACGATATAATCCCCGAGCTGACAGCTGAGAACGAAAAGCTCCGAAATGAGAACGAAAAGCTCCGGGCGGAACTTGACGAGCGCAAGCTGATCATAACGAAGAAAAAGGAGAGCCCCGGGAATGCTTGACGTTTTAGAGATTGAACTTCTCGCGCATATCATAGCGGAAAAGCGCGGAGCCGCTTGCAACAAGGACTGCCTCGAGTGCGTTTATTCAGGCTGTTGCATTTACAGAGATATCGCCGAAATTTGCATAAATGAGGGATATCTCCCAGCGGCGACGGTTAGAGCTGAGGCGATCGAAGAGTTTGCGGAGCGGTTGAAAGCAATGGCACACTGCGGGGAGGAGAGCACACTTGAAGAGGATATGTGCGTAGATGTAATAGATATCGACGAGCTTTTAAAAGAAATGACGGAGGGCCCGAAAAATGACGGAAAAGCAGAAGCAGATCGTTGAAATGGCAAAAGATATTTGCCGCGTAAAGCTCAATTGTAACGACGTCTGCAACCCTATAAGCGCTTGCGACGCGCTAAAATACGCGGAAAGAGCGGTCGAGGCAGGCTACTGCAAGCAGAGCGAGGGCGAGTGGCGAAGTACCGGGGTATATGGTGTTGAATTTGAAATGTTCAAATGTTCACATTGCGGAAAAAGAACCGAGAACGGTAATGGCTGGCCCTATTGCCCGCAATGCGGTGCGAAAATGAAAAGTAAATGGAGAAAATCGAAATGATCAAACAGACCATAGCTGAAGAACTACGCGCAAAGCAGAGCCGGGACAACCGGGAACTGCTCGACCGCGCAGCTGATTATATCGAAACCCTCGAGAGGGAATACGAGAGCCTGACAGAAAAATTTAATTGTCAGCAAACCGTTTATGCTGATTTAAGTAAAATTATCAAAGACCAAGCGGAAGAGCTGAAAACCGCCAAAGCCGAAGCATACAAAGAGGTTTTTGAGAGGTTAGGAGAAAAACTTGTGTATTTTTATATACAGAATGTTTATCAAATATCTGCAGAAGATTACAACACCCTTGTAAAAGAAAAGACGGAGGGCCCCGACAATGCAGTACAAACCTAAAATAATCGCCGGGCGAGTAAAAGGGACGGGCTACCCGATAGACGGCCACGTGCTCAACTTCTCGCAATGGGACTATGACAACCGCGAAAGCTGGCACCTTTACGGATGGGATGAAGCCAGCGACGAGGCCGTAATGCTGACTATGTTCAAAGCTGAACTTGAAGCGGTGAATGAGGTATGCCTTGCGAATACCGGGGAGCCTCTGGAATATACCGACGAGGACTTCGAGGACTTCAAGAGAACATGGGAAGCGGGAGAATGGGAACCCGACGGAGTCTTCTGCCTGCCGCTTGATAAGGTCGAGGTCGTGACCGTCCTCCAAGAGGAAGAGACGGACAGAGAAACGGCCGAGGCTATTGAATTGGCGAAAGAGGTCGCTGCAAAATTCTGCACACCGGACGACGTGATAAAAAGAATGAGAGGTCGCAAGTATGGAAAATAACATCAGAGAACTGCGCTTTAAGACCTCACAAAGAGGCGTCGGCGAGGACGTCTACTATTGCAAAGCAAACGGGCGCTGCTACATAAGGCAAGAAACAAACATAGAAGATCCGCCGACCGTGTTCTGGCTCAGCTGCACAAAAGGGCGCGACGGCTGCGGTTGGAGCGGATATGAGGCGAGCGCACCGCTCCGCGCCGGACTCATTATGCGCGTTATGAATGCAGACGGCACCGTCGCATTTGAGGAAGTCATAGAGCAAAACAGCTGGAACCAAGATACCCACGCAAAAAAAGTGGGAGCATTTAGCTGGGAAAAGGAACGAGAGGGCCGAAAAGATGAAACACGACAATAAAACCCGCGCCGTGATATTTGCCGCGACGTGTTCCGTGCAATATGCACTTCTTATAGCTTTAAAGGGGCTCGGAATTAGCAAGCTCGACTGGCTCACCGTGCTGCTCGGCGTTTTGTGGATCCCGCTCCTCTTGCTGATCATCGGCGCCGTGTGCGCGGCCGTAGTGATATTCGCCGCATGGGTAAAGCACGAGATCCGCGTGCGAAAAGTCACCCGCCGAATTATCAGGAAGGCAAAAGCCGCCGGAGTATGGGGAAAGCCACAATGCCTCAGAGGCAAAGCTCTGGAGCTCAAAGCGAAAGAGTTCAATCTCACGAGAATGCTCGGAGAGACCGACGTGGGGCTCCGCCGCCGGATCCGTGCAGCTATGCCCGCAAAAGAGTTAAAAGCGCACCGCGCAAAAAGGAGGCAAAAATGAGCAAAACCGAACGGGCGGAATATAAGATCATCGAGGAAGCCCCGAACTGCATATATTTGAGAATTATCGTGGCCGGTAAAGCCGTGGGAATGGGAAAAGCGTACCGCGACAAAACCAACACCAACCGCTTGAAAGTATACCCGGTGCAGCTGGACTGGCCGTACAACCGCACGCTGGACTTCCCGGACGTGGTATGGCGCCAGAACCTCGCGTGGGAATGAGAGGAGGCCGGAACATGGAAAGCGTAATAATTAGAATTATAGGCGAGTTTTATCTCGGCATGATAAGAGGCATGCTCTTCGCATGTTTGGTGGTGGCAATCGTGTGGCCGATCGTGGTGGTGATCTTAAAGCTGAAAAGCCGGTGCCGCCGACGCAAAAGAGACCGGGAGATCATAGCGCTGGCAAAAGAGTGGGGCGTATGGGATAAGCCGCAATGCCTCGGAGGCCGTGCGCTGGAGCTCAAAGCGTGGAAGGACTTCAAGATCAAGCGAGAACCCGGAGAATCGGACGTCAGTCTGCGCCACCGGTGCAAAGAAGAACACGACCGCGAAATCAAAAAGACAAAAACAGACGGATACAACGTCCAGATCATACTCTGCGACGAAACTCCACCAAGAGAGGGAGGACACTCAAATGAACAATCATAAACCAACAGCGGAACCGAAAGCAATCGCCACCGGCGTGCCGGTATATTGTGCCCACGACGCGATCGTGGACGTGGCAAAGCTGGTACCGAACCCGAAGAACCCGAACACACACCCGGACAATCAGATCCAGCTCCTCGGCCGAATTATTCGGTCGCAGGGCTGGCGCCAGCCAATCACCGTCAGCACCCGCTCCGGCTTCATAGTAAAGGGCCACGGCCGCCTTGCAGCCGCTCAGCTTGAAGGCTTCAAAGAGGTGCCGGTCGACTATCAGAACTACGCGACAGAGGCTGACGAGTACGCGGATCTGATCGCCGACAACCGCATAGCGGAGCTTGCAGAGATCGACCGCGTGAAGCTCGCGGACATATTCGCAGACCTTGACACCGGGGAGATCCCGCTCGAAATGACGGGCTACACGGAAGATGAAGTCGAAGAGCTTGTCACGGCCCTGAGCGAAGCGATCCACAATGAACTTAACGATCCCGACGAAGTGCCCGAAGCTCCGGAGCCGGAAAAGACAATCTCGCAGCTTGGCGACCTTTGGATACTTGGCGCACACCGTCTCCTTTGCGGGGACAGCACGAAAATTAAAGATGTCGAGCTCCTGATGGGTGGCGAAAAAGCCGATGTAGCATTTACTGATCCGCCGTGGAATGTAAACTATGGAGCGGTCACAGAAAAAAACGCGCAGGGATATAAGCCGCGAACGATCTTGAACGATTTCATGGGGACGGAAGAGTTCAAAGAGTTCATGAATAAGGCGTTTGCCTCGCTGAACTATGCTTCAAAGGATGGAGCAATGACGTATGTTGTTATGTCCGCACAGGAGTGGGGCAATATGATGCTGACGCTTGCACAGAACGATTATCACTGGTCGAGCACAATTATATGGAACAAGGACAGCTTAGTGCTGAGCCGAAAAGACTACCACACGAAATATGAACCGATATGGTACGGCTGGAAAGAAGGAACAAGGCTGTGCCCGCTTGAAGATCGAAAACAGAGCGACGTGTGGGATATACCAAGGCCAAAGAAGAGCGAAGAACACCCGACAATGAAGCCCGTGGAGCTTGTGGCGCGAGTTTTACAGAACTCAAGCAAGCAAGGCGACATTGCAATAGACCTCTTCGGCGGATCCGGCACGACTCTGATCGCAGCGGAACAAGAAGGGCGAAAAGCACGTCTAATGGAACTTGATCCAAAGTACGTCGACGTCATAGTAAAGCGATACATAAGAACGACCGGCAAGAGAACCGGGATACGATTGATCAGAAATGGCGTGGAGTTGGGTCGTGATCATTTTGAGGGAATGTTCGAGGAATAACAGCGGAAAGGAGGGCAGCCCATGAGTCAGACCAAAAGAGTGCCGGTGGAGGCATACGAAGCAGCGCTCGCGCTTGTCAAGGCAGAAAAACAGCCAAAACAAACCGACGAGATCAAGGCGCTGCTTGCAGCCTACAAACAGCTACAGGATAGAATTGATAAGATCGAGAAAAGGATCGAATATTTAGAACTCAGCATGGGCTCGCCTTCGGGGCCGAGCTACTCAGCTGCACCGGGCGGCAGTCATGACTTTAGCAGCAGTAAAATAGAGCGCGATTATATCAAGTGGGAAGAGCTGAAGGAAAAGCTCGGCAATATGAACGCCGAGGAAAGCCGAAGGCGGGAGGAGATCGAGGGACTGATCGAACTCATGAAAAAGCCAAACGAGCAAACCGTCATAGAATTGCACTATTTAGACGGTGCCAAGTGGCGCCCGATCAGCGTCGCGCTTTTCGGTGAAGAACCGGACTACGACGAGAACGAGGAGCGATACCTCAAGCGCACCTTTAAGATCCACGGCTCGGCGCTCCAGTCGCTTGCCAGAATATACAGCCAAAGCAGGAACCAATAACAGCGCATAGAGGAGGCACAAAATGGCGAAGTATAACACTTTTTTAGTAATGAGCACGAAGGGGAAAACGCTCCTTGCGACTTCCTCTGCACGAAAGGCCCGCGCGATGCTGAAACCCGGCGTCCGCGTAGAGGTATGGAATGAAAACCGGAAAGTGGATACCGTGTACACCCGGACGGAATATCTGCTGAACTATTACATAGAGCTGGAGCGGGACTATATTCGATCCAAGCAGGAAGCTGCCGAGCAGCGGAACCGCCAAAGAAAAGCAAAGCAAAAGATTAGATTATGAGAACACAAGAAAACAAGAAAAACAGTCAGAGAGGGTAGTCATAGAACTGCGATACTTTGAGCCCGCCGGAAGTCCAGAACGCGACCACCGGCGGGATTTTTAATATATTTTCAAGTTAACACTTCGTTTACAAAATACGTACGCAAAGAACATCTTCTTGCACGAAATTCGTGGTATAATGTATACAACGAAAGGGCACAGCCCGAAATAAAACGGAGAAAGAAAATGAAACTTATACCTACCTTTTGCGACGGAAATTTTCACGGCTTTGAAACAATGAAAGAGATCAACAGACTTAAAAAAGAAGCTCACGAACTCGCAAAATCCAAAATGGAAGATGAAAACGCCGACCATATGATATACGGATATTTTGAGTATGACAAAGAGGGAAATCTGGACACGGTAAGGCTTTACAGCGGAATATCGAAAACCGACGCAGACTTTGATAGAGTGGCAGAAATAAGAAACGCGCACATATACGCCATACACGCACACAGATAAACCACCGAGCCGAGGGCGGCGGCAAAACCGCCCGGCAAGTTAAAACGAAGGGAAACGAGGAAATGAAAATTATAGAGCCGACCAAAAGAGAGGTCTTCCAAGCAATGAAAGCGGATGGTTGCACATGGTGCGGCGGTTACGGTTGCGAATGTCATGGACGGATAAATATGGGCACTTGCTTCGAAATGACCAAGAAGCGATTGACAAGAAAGGAATACACTGAGGGCGAAATCGAAGCAATGAAAAATCAGCCTAATGACGCGCAAGAAGCATTCGATGAGTTTTGGAAATACGTAAATTCATAAATAAGCCGAGCCCCGGCGGACGGATCCGGGGCAGAAAGGAAAAGAAGATGGCAAGCATAAGACAAGCAGCGCAGGACGCTCTCGACATAGCACGCGACGGGATCGGATGGATCGCACTCTGGAAGGACGGCAAGGGATGGATGAGCAAGGACTTTTGGCCGGATATAGACAGAGCGGGCCACCTTATATTTGAGGACTACGAGATAGAAGCCCTCCGCAATATCGCGCAGCTCGATCCTCGGGCAATCCTCGTCAATAGCTATTATCACAACCTCGGTGACACCACCTGCATGACGCGCGACAGCCTTGCGGAAGCGCTCCGCTGGCAGTATGATCTCCAGCACTACCAAGTAAAGGACGCGCTCCTCTAATTGTGCAAAACGACGAAAACAAACACCTGACTCGGCAGAAATCGCGCCGGGAGAACTATACAAAATACACAGAAAAAGCCGAGCTCCGGCGGACGGATCCGGGGCAGAAAAGGAGAATAAAAATGTGGATGATTAGCAAAGAGACAGTAAACCGCCTACGGGAATGGTACCCGGTAGGCGCCCGGGTGGAACTCACCAAAATGAACGATCCGTATAATACGACTTTATGTGAGGGCTGTCGTGGCACGGTCGTGGGCGTGGATGATATAGGCACAATCCACGTAAAATGGGACTGCGGCTCAAGTCTCGGCGTTGTTTATGGCGAGGATGCTTGCAAGGTAATCAAGGAGGGCGAACAATGACTGAAAACAAAAACGAGCCGAAGATCAAAGAGAACGGCCAAAAGCTCAAGAGTATTTGCGAGAGCCACAGCATAGGGCAAACAGCGCTGGCCCGCCGCTTCGGCATTCCGATCCGCACGGTGCAGGATTGGTTCAGTGGCAAGGGCAACCCGCCTGCATACGTGGTGACGATGATTGCCGACCTGCTGGAATATGATCACAGAGAAAACGAATAGCACAAACAGCCGGAGAGGGTGAAACCTCCCCGGCCTTTTTATATCCTCAGAGAGGGCAGAAAACGCCTACAAAGGCTCACAAAAAGACAAATACCTCGAGAGGGCAGAAACCCGCCGAAGCGGAAAACGAGCCACAGCGGCGAAACGTGGGCGCGACAGAGGGGATAAAAAGGGAGTAAAAGAGATAAAAGGGGATAAGCGGGGAGCAAAGGAGAGATTGCCGCGTTGTATAATGTAAAATAGCAAGAGCTGGCGGGAGAGATAAAACACTTCCGGCGGCTTTTTCTTATGCCGGCGCGACCAAGCAGCGACAGTGGAGGGACTGAGCTGCCACGTTTAGAGGCCGTACCTCTGCGCCGGCGCCTCTTGTGTGTATTCCTTCTTCTTCGATGAAACGACACCGGGGAGGAAGGAAACATAAAAACGGAGGGATAACAATGAGCGACTTATTCAAAGCAGGAAAAGCCAAACGCACGACCGGCGGCGGCTTCACCGTATCGACCGCAGGCGGCTCGGATATTGTTAAAAAGCTCAGGAAGCTGGAGCAAGGCGGAAAGACCGCGATAGAAAGAACAACCTCGGACTTTGCCGCAAGAGCTCCCGCGTGGGTATCGCAAGGCGTCCGCGAACATTACGGCGTAGACACGGCGGCTATTAAGGACGCGGCCACAAAACCGAAACGCGGAAAGACCACAATAAATGTGGCGGGCATAACCGTGGACAGCGTGACTCTTGTATATAGAGGGCGCACGCTCACGCCCGTGCATTTTAAGATGGCGCCCAAGCAACGGCCGGCAGCTCAGCAGAACAAGCTGAACCGAGTTCCCGGTCAGGCTATCAAAGGCGGCCCCGAAGTTGCAATGATCAAACCGCCCAAGAAGTACAGAGTAAAGGCGACGATCATTAAAGGACAACGCTCCAAGCTCCCGCCCGGCACGTTTATTGCCGAGGGCAGAGGCGGCACCGCTCTTCCCTTCCAGAGGATGGGCGAGGGCAGAATGCCGATCGAAGTCGTGCGCACTCTCTCAGTACCGCAGATGATTGACGGTCGAGCTCGTGAGACTATCGAGAAGAAGATCAGCACGGAGCTCGAGAAAAGGTTCGAGCACCACGTTGAAAGAGTTATGAAGCAAACGTGACGCACCACAAGGCGCGAGAACGGCTTGTACGCGGTGCAATAACATAAATAAATAAATTTATCAAGCAAAGGGCGAAAATCGCAACGCGAGGGAACGTCGCGTGCCACGGGTCCTCCCGGGCGAAAAATTTCCCTGCGGTGCTGGCGAGCCCAAAATAAGCGCAGTTTTGAAAAAATTTTTTCTGACCATTTCGTTTCGTATGGAGCACACAAAAAGGAGGTGACGTCATGGCAGAAATACGCAAAAATCTGCAAGGCACAGAAATTATCGCGTCGCTTTTCGGCGTCACCGATCGCCGTGTGCAACAGCTTGCGAAAGACGGCATTATACCGGTGGAGCAGCGGAAGCCGTACCGCTTCGACCTGCTGCCAACAATCCGCGCATACATTAAATACCTCAGCGATAAGGCCTACGGCAAAGAAGAAAAGAGCACCGACACCGTGCAAGCCGAGGCTGACAAGCTGAGAGCGGACGCAGATCTGAAACGGAGCAAGGCGGATATGGCCGACCTCCAGCTGAAAGAGCTCGAGGGCAAAATGCACCGAAGCGAGGACGTCGAAGCTATGACAAACGACCTCGTTTATACCGTCCGCAGCATGATGATGGCATTGCCGGGGCGGCTTGCGGTTGACGTAGTAAATGCGAAAAGCGCGGCCGAAGCCTCGGTTGTTATTCGTTCAGAGGTTAACAAGATCCTCAACGAACTCGCAAACTACAAATATGATCCCGAAGCCTATCGGCGGCGGGTAAGGGATCGCGAAGGCTGGAACTTCCAGCTTGAAGATGAAGCCGACGAGTAAAAAGGACGCATATAAACTAAATGCAGCCATAGGCCCGGCTGTCCGAAATTTCAAGCCTCCGGAAGATCTAACGGTGGCAGAATGGGCCGACAGATACCGCCGACTGTCGCCGGAAACTTCCGCAGAGGCGGGCCCGTGGAGAACGTCGCGCACACCATACCTCCGGGAGCCGATGGAGTCATTCACGGATCCGAAGATTAAAAAAATTGTTATGGTGGCCGCGTCGCAGGTAGGTAAGACCGAGCTTGAGCTTAACGCGATCGGTTATATTATCGACCAAGACCCCGGCACTATTTTATTTGTTCATCCTTCGCTTGACGAGGCGAAAAAGTTCTCGCGGCTTCGTATTGCTCCCATGATAAGGGACTGCAAGCCGCTCCGAGCTAAGGTCTCGGACGTCAAAACGCGAGACTCAGGAAACACAATACTCCAGAAATCATTCCCCGGCGGCATGCTCATGCTTGCCGGATCTAACAGCGCCTCGGCTCTGGCTTCCACTCCCGCCCGGTATATCATCGGCGACGAGCGCGACCGCTGGGCACCGAGTGCAGGAACCGAGGGTAACCCGTGGAACCTCGCGGAAGCGCGTCAGACAACATTCTACAACGCGAAAGCGATCGAGGTATCAACTCCGACGATCAAAGGCGCCTCGAATATCGAGGAAAGCTACAACAAAGGCACGCAGAAGCGCTGGTGCCATAAATGCCCGGAGTGCGGAGAGTACGGCGAGATCATTTTCGACCGCATACACTTTGAGCACACCGTCAAGAAGGTGCGCGGCAAAAAGAACTATAAGATCCACGGCCCGATCACGTGGGCGTGCCCGCATTGCGGGTGCATAAGCACCGAGGACGTTATGCGCCGCCAGCCTGCAAAATGGATCGCGGAAAACCCGGACGCATACGAGCAGGGCATTGACTCGTATTGGCTCAACGCCTTCTCTTCCCCGTGGGTGCCGTGGGAGAAGATCATTCTCAAATTTTTAAATACAAAAGACGATCCGAAGGCGCTGCAAGTAACATTTAACACGATGTTCGGCGAGCTCTGGGAGGATCGCGGCGACCTTGCCGACGAGGACACAATGCTGGCCCGCCGCGAGGACTACGGCACAAATGCAGACGGCTCCCCGGTGGAAGTACCGGAGGGCGTTTTGGTGCTCACGTGCGGCGTAGATACGCAGGACAACCGACTCGAGTATGAGGTAGTCGGCCACGGTCACTACGGTGAGACGTGGGGCATTAAGAAGGGCTACATAATGGGCAAGCCGAGCACGCCGGAGGTCTGGGAACGGCTCGACGACGTGATCGACCACGTTTACAAGTTCAAAGACAGCGAGCGCGGTTTGCGGATCTCGTTCACTTGCGTGGACTCCGGCGGACATTACACGCAGGAAGTCTACGAGGAATGCAGGCGCCGCTTAAACAAGCGCGTTTTCGCTATCAAGGGTAAAGGCGGCGAGGGCATTCCGTTCGTGTCGCCTCCTTCAAAGGTGCCGATCCGGGATAATAAGAAAGTGTACTGCTGGCTTTATTCGCTCGGCGTAGACGCCGGAAAAGCAGCGATCATGTCAGCGCTCAAGGTGCAGGAGCCCGGGCCGAAATTTTGCCATTTTCCGCGCGGTGAGTATTACGGATATGACGCTAATTATTTTAGCGGCCTGCTCTCCGAGAAGTTGGTGCTCACGCAAACCAAGCGCGGCAACACGTGGGCGTGGGTGAAGATCCCCGGCCATAACCGAAACGAGGCTCTTGACTGCCGCGACTATGCGCTGGCAGGCTTCAAGATCATAGATCCCGACACTCTGGCGGTTGAGAAGCGACTCAAAGACCTGCTGGAGAAAAAGACACAAACAAAACCGGCTGCAAAGCCGCAACCGCGCCGGGTATCAAAACCGGCGGCGCAGCACTTTGACGACTGGTAAGGAGGTAACACATGGCAGACAAAAAAGAACTGCGGGCGCGGCTCGACTTCCGAAAGACAGCCCTGACAGCTGCAAGGCAAGCATACACGGCCCTGCTGTCCGGTCAGGTGCAGTCCTACACGATCGGAAGCAGGAACCTCACGAGGCTCGATCTTGAAAAGCTCAAGAAAGAGATCGACGCGCTCGAGAAAGAGATCGACGAACTGACCGCGCAATTGAGCGGGAACTCAAGGCGCCGAGCGGTGGGCGTAGTCCCGCACGACTGGTAAGGCGCACAACTTAATAACGGGTAAACGCGCTAATCTGCATATTTTTCGCAAATATGCACGTTAACGCTTTACTACGGCAGACACCGGACGGGAGTTCTTGCTCCTTCTCTCTTCCGGCCTGCCGTTTTCTAATTTCAAACAAGGAGGTGAGAAAGATCAGGTACGACAGACAGCGGGGAATGTATGTCCCCGACAGCGTAAGACCGCAGAACAAGGGCTACGGAGAAGCGGGCGCCAGCTGGCAGAGAAAAGCCGTTAAGGCCTTTAATGCTCCCAGCGGATCCGCTCACGAGGATATAGATTTTAATAACTTCACACTCAGGCAACGCGCCCGAATGCTTTATATGTCCTCGCCGATCGCAACGTCGGCAATTAAAACAAACCGCACAAACGTGGTAGGCGTAGGCTTGAAGCTAAAGAGCAGGATCGACCGCGAAGTTCTGGGGCTCACTCCTGAGCAGGCCGACGCATGGCAAAAGGCGACCGAGCGCGAGTGGACTCTCTGGGCTGAGGATAAACGATCGTGCGACGCAACCGGTATGAATAACTTCTACGGCCTCGAGCAGCTTGCGCTCGTTTCGTGGCTTCTCTCCGGCGACTGCGTGGGAGTTTTGAAGCAGTACGAAACCGACCGCTTGCGCCCTTATGCTTTAAGAGTTCACCTGATTGAGTCCGACAGAATTGCAACGCCGGGCAAATACGGACAAGCCGGTGCCACTTTGCACTACACGACCGGGCGAAACCCGACAACCGGGAACGCGATATATGACGGCGTAGAGATCGACGGAAACGGCGCGGCGGTGGCCTACCATATCCGCAGCAATCATCCGTTCGAGGTAGGCGCACCGACTACAACGTGGACGCGGATCCCCGCATATCAGGAGCACACGGGACTCCCGAACATCGTTCACGTTATGAACTGCGAGCGCCCCGATCAGTACCGAGGCGTCAGCATATTGGCCCCGGTTATTGAGGCAATCCTCCAGATCAGACGGTACACCGAGTCCGAGCTTATGGCAGCGGTTATCGAGTCGTTCTTCACGGCTTTTGTCAAGACTGAGGCACCGACCGACGACATGCCGTTCAACCAAGTGGAGCCGGACGAGCCGACCGAGCGCAAAGGCCCGAATGAGTACAGCATGGGCCCCGGCCAGATCAACATAATGGAACCGGGCGAGGACATTGTTTTCGGAGATCCCAAGCGACCGGCGGGCGGTTTTGACGGATTTATAACGGCAATCAGTACGCAGATCGGCGCAGCTATCGAGATCCCGGCGGATCTTCTCTTGAAACGGTTCAATGCTTCATACAGCGCGAGCCGTGCGGCTCTGCTTGAAGCGTGGAAGTCCTTCAAGATGCTGAGGGAATGGCTCGCGGACGATTTTTGCCGTCCGATATATTCCGTCTGGATGAGCGAAGCCGTGGCGCGTGGCCGTATCTATGCACCGGGATTTTTCGACAATCCCGCGATCCGCGCCGCATATCTCGGCAGCGAATGGCTCGGCCCGTCTCAGGGACAGCTTGATCCCGTTAAGGAGATCACGGCCGAAATACTCGCAGTCAGCGAGGGCTTCTCCACCCGCCAGCAGAGCACGGTCAAGCTCAACGGCGGACAATGGGACGCAAATGCGGAGCAGATCCAGCGAGAGACCGAAAAGCTCAACACACAAACCGGAAGCTCCACCGGAGAGGACGATGATCCGGGCAACAACCCGCACTCGCCCGAAAATGCAGGCAGCATGAGCGTGAAAGCCTTGCGCTCTCTCGTGCTTGCGGAGCAGATCAAACAAGCCATTAAAGGAGGGCAAGACGATGGCGAAGTTTAACTATCGCATGGGCCCCGCACCGGCCCAGCAGACGGCCACGGCGCCGAAGTTCTGGAACGTGGCAACCGTCAGCGAGGACGAGGCCGAAATAACGCTCTACGGCGACGTAGTAAGCCAGCAGCCCGTTGACTGGTGGACGGGTGAACCCGTTCCCGGCCTCTTTATCACTCCCGAGGGATTTATGGAAGATCTCGCGGCCGTGAAGGATAAGAAAAACATCACGGTCAAGCTCAACAGCTGCGGCGGAGACCTTTACACCGGTATCGCTATTCATAACGCGCTGAAAGCTCTCCCCGGCAACGTGAACGTTGTCGTGGAAGGTATCGCGGCAAGTGCTGCGAGCGTGATTATGTGCGCCGGCGACACGGTGACGGTATTCCCCGGATCCCTGATAATGATCCACGGCGTGAGCGTTATGCTCTGGGATTATATGAATATCCCGGACATGAAGCAGCTCATTAAGGGAATGGAAGCCAGCGAGCGAGCCGTTGCGGAGATCTACAACGCAAAGACCGGAATTGAGACCGACACTCTTCGCAGTATGATGACGAAGGAAACATGGTTCACCGGCCGCGAGGCTCTGGAGAAGGGCTTCGCTGATACTCTCGAGGAAACCGAAAAGGAGTCCAAGATGAGCATGAGCGCCGACAAAAAGGTGCTTATGGTCAACGGAGTGCGCCACAATATTGCGGCATTCCACAACGTACCGGGCAACATTCCGGTATCTGCACACGCTACTCCCCCTGCTGCAAAGCCGGGAGTAAATAAAAATCCGACCGCAGACGCGGCCAACGAAGAAGGAGGTAACAACCCCATGACCATCGAAGAAATGAGAGCAGCTCACCCGGAGATCGTCGCGCAGATCGAGCAGGACGCAAGAAACGCGCAGGCTCAGGCTCAGGCGGACGCAGTAAATGCGGAGCGCCAGCGCCTTGCTGATATTGACTCCATTGCGGCTTCTATCCCGGATCAGCAGCTCGTCCACGACGCCAAGTACGGCGAAAAACCTTGCACCGCGCAGGAGCTTTGCTTCCGCGTAATGCAGCAGAGCGCGGCTTCCGGCCAGCAGTTCCTTGCAGCTTACAAAGCTGACGGCGCGGCTTCCGGTACCGACAAAGTAGGCGCAGGGCCTAACGGCGGAGATCCCGCAAACAATCAGGAGCAGGACGCGGCAGAGATCGACGCCGTAGTCGACGCTTTTAACAAGACCAAAGGAGGCATCAGATAATGGGTAGACTCGACGAAAACCTCGGAACCGTAGGTTATGACAATCTCATAAACGGTATCAATCCCCCCGCTGAGGTATTCCACGTAGAGCTGGCGGCCGGTCAGGGCGTCCTCGAGCGCGGAACACTTCTCGCAACCGCTGACGGCGGTATGGTAAAGATCAGCGCGGCAACCACCGGCAAGGCAAACGCCGTGCTCGCTGATACTATCGACACCGGCGACGGTGAGGCAGTAATTGCTGTCGCATATCGCACCGGACACTTCAACGCAAACCAGCTGATCGTAGCTGACGGCTACGAGATCACCGCAGCAGATAAGGAAGCGCTCCGCGGAGTGGGTATCCTTATTTCCGACGCGGTGGAAATCTAAGAAGGAGGACGTAAAACATGCCTTTCAACTATTACGACACACACACACTTCTCGCTTCCGTTGAGAAGCTTGCGCCCGTTCATACTTTCCTGCGTGACCGTTATTTCCCTACAAATGCGGCCACCGACATTTTCACGACTAACGACGTACTCGTCGAGTACAAGAGCGGCAACAAGACCGCTGCTCCTTTTGTAGCTCCCCGCAAGGGCGGCGTGACCGTTCTCCGCGACGGCTACACTATGAAGCGCTTCACTCCTTCCTATATCGCGCCCAAGAGAACGCTCACTATTGACGATCTCACCAAGCGCGGCTTCGGTGAGGCTCTTTACAGCACACTCACTCCCGAGCAGCGTCAGGGCGTCCTTATTCTTCAGGACATCGACAAGCTCCGCGAGATGATCACTCTTCGCGAGGAAGCTATGGCGGCAGAAGTTATCTTTAACAACGGCTGCATTATGAAGGAATACGTGGACGACTTCCACAACTTCGCAGAGCAGGAAGTTTTCTATTATGAAGGCGACGCAAACCCCGCGACCTACACTCCCGGCAAGAACTGGGATACTTCCGAAGAGTCCGGCAAGCAGATCATTAACGATCTTGCGGCAATGATCTCTATGCTCACCTCTCGCGGCCTTCCTGCGACCGAGGCGCTTGTAGCTCCCGATGTTGCGGACGTGATCCTCAACAATGAGTGGATCATCAAGCTGCTCGACAACCGCAACTACCAGATCGGTGGCGTAGATCCCGAAGAACTTCCCACCGGTGCTGTTAAGATCGCACGCCTTAACATTAAGGGCCGTATGATCGACATCCTCAGCTATGAGGACACCTACGAGGAAATCGACGGAACCGTCAAGGCACTCATTCCCGCCGGTATGATCGCTGTCACAGCTCCCGCTGCCGGCCGTACCGTTTACGGTGCTATTTCTCAGGTTGAGCAGCACGACCGCCAGTTCCACACCTATGCTGGTATGTACGTTCCTAAGTACATCGCAGACGCAAACAGCAACACTCGCGAGGTACAGCTCAGCTCTTCGCCTCTCTGCGTTCCTAACAACGAGAACCCCTTCATTAGCGCAAAAGTGCTTTAATTGAGGGATTGAAAGGAGCAGCACGATGAGAAAAATCAGAGTAACAAGAGGCGGCTGCGGCGTAATGGTCACAGACGCAAACGGAACCGTAAGACATACCCTTAAGACTCCCAAAGACGAGCCGTTTGAGTGCGACGACGCGCTTGCGGCGCGTTTTGTCGGCTTGAAGGTCGCTGCCTACGTGGAAACCGAAACCGCAGCTGACCATCCGGAATGTTGCGGCCAGACGGGCGAGCAGGAAGCGGAAGAGGACGAGGCAACTCAGGAAACGGAGGAACCCTCCGCACACTTTGACGCCGAGGAGCTTGAAACGTGGGATTATAACGATCTCAAAAAGCTCGCAGCCGAGATGGGCGTAACACCCGAAGGCAAGAAAAAGGCGGATTATATCGCGGCTATTGTAGCCGCTGACCTCGAAATCGGCGACGAGGAAGAGGACGAAGATCTGCCCGATCTGGGAGTCGCAGACCCCGAATAAAGGAGGCCCTTATATGATCAAGATGATCAAAGGCACATACGGCCGTGTAGTTAACGGATCCGTGGAAGCTATGACGAAGCATTCCCCGCCCTTTTCGCTGCCCGAAGCTCGAGAAGCTGAGCTGGTGGCGGCCGGCGTAGCTGTCAAAGTGGAGGAACCCGAAAAGGGCGTAAACTATGCGGACATGAAAATGGCGGAACTTCGCAAGGTCGCCGCGTCGGTGGGCGTAGACGCGAGCGCGGCAAAGACCAAAAAGGAAGTAATCGCCTTGATCGAAGCGGCTGAAGCGTCGCCGTTTCCCTATGATGATAAACAGTATTGCGGACTGATTGACGAGGACTGACCGATGAGCTTCAAAGAGCAAATTGCAAAAGACCTCGACAACGTGTTCCTCAACACCGACGAGTTCGCCGAGCTGCACCGAATTGAGGGCCGAGAAATCGCCGTCGTTATAGACGACGACCGCCGGAAGAAGCTCAAGCAGGGACAGATCCTCGGCCTCGTCGAGGCGGATATGCTGATCATGGGTAAAACCGCAGACTTTCCGAAGGACTTAGATCCCGGGCGCCCGCTGAACGTGGACGGCCGCGAGCTTCTTATAACAGACTCCGGAGAGGATATGGGCCTCGTGGAAGTGGCGCTCAGCCAAAACAGAACCGGGTAAGGAGGCAAGAGCATGACGCTTGTTCAAAGCATTGATAAGGTGGTCGAATGGCTCCAGACGCACGTATGCGAGCAGATCACCTTCAAACTGCCGGACGACGACAGAAACGACGGCAACTATTCCGTCAAGTATGTGAAGCCGGCAGCCTTCCCGCTTTATGTTCCCGGCAAGGAGCGCCTTCCTCCTACGGTGCCCGCGCCTATCCCTTCGGTATGCGCTCAGCTCGTGGAGGGAAGCGACGACCTTCTCAAAAAGAAGCGACAGCTTCAGATCCGACTCTGTCTCGCGTGCTGGAACCCCGGAGAACACAGCGGCGAAATACTCCATCCCCGCGACAGCGCGGGAAGTATCGGCGGGAAGTCCTACTACTACGCAACCGCCGAAGCAAAGCAAACCTACACCCGAAACGCGAACGGCTGGCGTGACTCTTTCAATTTTGCGGATCTCGTGCTCAGAGAGGTCGAGGGCGCGGAATACATAGGCGGGCTCCGCCTCGTGAAGGAGTCAGGCATAAAATTCGGCCTTTTCACGGAAGAGGGCGCAATCTGGGACTATTATCCCTACTGGCACAGCTGGATCACCATCACGCTTGAGGCCGGAGTGGTAAGAGATATCCCGGAAGAATACAAAGAATTTTTATAAACCAAGGAGGACAAAGCCATGACATACAAGCATGGTGCATACGGCAAGATCGCGGACAGCAAAGTGACAAATGCGGCGCAGGCCGGAACCGTCGCCGCGTATATCGGCACCGCTCCGATCAACCTCATTCGCGGCTACGCTGACAAGGATCTCGTCAACATGCCTATCAAGATCGCCGACATGGGCGACGCTCAGAGCAAGCTCGGCTACTCTGAGAACTGGAAGAACTTCACACTTTGTGAACCCTTCGCCGAGCACTTCGACAATACCGTCGGCAACGTAGGCCCCATTTACGTTGTAAACGTGCTCGATCCTGCCGTTCATAAGGCGGCAGAAAAAACCACCAAGGAGCTGAGCTTTACCAACAAGCGCGCAGAGTTTGAAAGCTCCGACATCATCCTCGACACCTTCGCTATTGCGGACAAGGCCGAGGGCGTTGACTACTCTCTCGAGTACAACTTCGCAAAGGGCACGGTAGTGGTCAAGCTCCTGAAAGAGGACGCAGGCGCTGCACTCTCCGCAACCTATAACACCGTTGACGTGACCGCTATCACTGCGGAAACCATCATCGGTCAGGCAACCGAGAACGGCGAATACTCCGGACTCCACGCGCTCAAGCTGCTCTATCAGTATCACAATGTGGTGCTCAATCTTCTCGCAGCTCCCGGCTGGAGTGAGATCCCTGCCGTATATCAGGCAATGGTCGGCATTGTGCAGCAGCTCAACGGCCACTGGGACGGCTTCGTAAATGCCGATATTCCTCTCACCGACGCAGAGGGCGCGGCAATCGACACCCTTGCAAAGGCAAAGGCGTGGAAGCTCGCAAACGGATATACAAGCGAGCGCTCTAAGGCGTGCTGGCCTCAGAGAAAAGACGCACGCGGCCGTGTTCTTCACACCTCCACAGCGGTGCAGAGCACTATGCTCCGCGTAGATCTGAGCCACGACGGCGTGCCCTTCGAGTCGCCCTCCAACAAGGAAATCATGGCAACATGTCAGTACTTCGGCGAGGGATCCAAGAACAAGGGCTTCGATCAGCAGACCGCAAACGAGCTCAACGAGAGCGGTATTACCACTCTCTGCTTCTGGGGCGGCCGCTGGGTGCTCTGGGGCCCTCACACCGCCGCCTACACCTACGGCGGCGACGTAGACGGCCGCGCGATCTTCGACGTGAACATTCGTATGCTTATGTACATCACGAATGGCTTCCAGCTCAGACACGGCACCAAGATCGACACGCCTATGACGCCTCAGCTCAAGGACACGATCCTCAACGTCGAAAGAGAGCACCTCGACTCTCTCTCCGGCGTAGGCGCCCTGATCGGCACGCCTACGGTCGCATTCGTGGAAAGCGCGAACCCCGAAAGCGATATGATGAACGGCGACTTCGTGTGGGACTGCTCCGCAACGCCTACACCTCCCTTCAAGTCCGGAACAAATCGCGTAAGCTACACCGACGAAGGCTTTGCAGCGTTCTTCGGCAACGAGTAAGGAGGACTGAAATATGCCTAACTTTTTGGATATTACCGGCCCCGTAGTCGCCGACAGCGTATATGCTGACAGCGCACTGGTGGCAAAAGACGTAGCGTTCACACTTCCCGCGCTCGCTTTTCTGACCGCAGACGTGAAGGCTATGGGCGACATGACCGTGCCGCTCATCGGCTTGCTCGAAAACATGGAACTCGCGATCACTAAGATCGGAGTCGATAAGGGCCTCGGCAAGATGAACCGCCTCGAAAAGCAGAACCTCGAGTTCCGCTGGGTGCAGAATATTGTCAAGGCTGACGGCTCGACCGGCCCGCAGGGCTGCAAGGCGTTCGTTCGTACTCTTCCCGGCTCCTTCCCTGAGCTCGGCGTTGAGGTCGGCAGCGCAACCGAAGCCGAAAACACCTACAACGTCACTCGCATGGAGATCTTCGTAAACGGCGAAGAACTCGTATGCGTTGACAGACTCGCAAGTATCCTCCGCGTTGACGGCAAGGACTACATGGGCCTGATCAACAATCTGCTTTAAAAACAAAATAAAGGCCACCGGCAACAAGTCGGTGGCCTTTTTCTATCTTGAAAGGAGCCAAAAAAATGGAAAAGAAAACCGAGAAGAAACAGCGCAACTTCACTAAGGACGTACTGGTGCTGAAAAACCCCATCAAGATTGACGGGGAAACCGTCACCGAGTTGTCCTACGACTCAAACGAAATTGACGGCATACTTTTTGCCACGGCTGAGTCCAAGAGAAAAGCAGCCGAAAGCGCGAAGTCAATTGCACTCGCGGCTGAGTTTGACTACAGCCTGCACCTTTACATGGGCTATGCTGCCATTGTGGCAGTAAATCCGGGCTATGACTTCTCCGATCTGGAGAGGATCAAGGGCCGCGACCTTGTGGAGGTAATGGCTATCGGCAGAAATTTTATGCTCAAGTCGGAAGAGGAACAACCGGAAAACGACTCCGACGAGCCTACCGAGACTATGCCCGAGTCTACCACACGAGCACAGCAGAGCTCCAACGAAAGCGAGTAACCGACTTTATAGTCGAATACGCAGAAGCGGCCGAAGATCTGGCAGCGGAAAGAAAACGCGCCGAGAATAATCGACCGTATATGAAGAAGCCAAGAAGGAGGTGAGGCCATGGCTTCAAAGACTCTGCAATCCACCATTGAGATATCCGGCGCCCTCAGCCCTTCGCTTCAAAAGTCTATTAACACTGCGGTGAAAAACTTCGAGCGAATGGAAGAAGAAACCCTTGCTTCTGCCGGTGCAGCTGAGAAGCTCAGCGCAGAGATCGGGGCGCAGGAGTCCGTGCTCAAAAGCCTGCAAAAAGGCTATGCGGACTACATCGTCAGCGGCAAAGAAAGCAGCGACGAAGCTCAAACCCTCGCCGATAAAATACAAGAATTATCTGGGGAACTGGACGAAAACCGGGGAACCCTGCAAGCCGCCGAAAAGGCGGCAAAGCGGCTGACCGAAACGCAAGTCGACACGGCCGACGCTTACACCAAGCTGGAGCGGAAGATCAAAAGCCAAGAGGACGAACTCGCGGCACTCCGCAGGCAGTACGCCAACGTAGCGCTGGAGCAGGACGAAAGCAGCGACGAAGCGCAACAGCTGGCAAAGAAGATTGAGGACTTGTCAGGGGAACTCAATCAAAACAAAAACAAACTAAAAGAGGCAGAAAAGGCGGCGAAATCCTTCGGGGACACTCTGGAGGACGCAGGAGAGCAAGCGGAAAGATCCAGCGACGGCTACACCGTTATGAAGGACGTAATTGCCGACCTTGCTGCCGACGCGATCAGAGGCGCGGCGGAAGCCTTCAAGGAACTGGCGACCGAGGGCGACTCCGCTCTTGCTAAACTGGAGGCAAGAACCGGGGCCGCGTCCGGAAAGATGGAAGGCTTCGAGGACGTCATGTACGAGGTTTACAACGCCAACTACGGCGACAGCCTCGGCGACGTGTCCGAAAAGCTCTCCACCGTTATACAAATGACGGACAACCTCGACAAAGCCTCGCTGGCGAAAGTCACAAAGAGCGCAATCGCGCTGGAGGATGTTTTCGGCTTCGACGTCACGGAAAGCATGCGAGCCGTAAACAGCCTCATGGATAAGTTCGGCATAACCTCGGACGAGGCGTTTAACTTAATTGTGCAGGGCGCCCAGAAGGGACTCAACCAGAACGACGACCTGCTCGACACGATCAACGAGTACAGCGTGCAGTTTAAAGACGCCGGGTACACCGCCGACGATATGTTCAATATGCTGGCGAACGGCGCAGAGTCCGGCACGTGGTCAGTGGATAAGCTGGGCGACGCGGTTAAGGAGTTCAATATCAGAATGAGCGACGGAACCGCGGCCGACTACCTCGAAGAACTGGGCGTGGACGCTGACGCAGTTATGAAGCAGTTCAACAAGGGCGGCCCGGACGCGCAGAAAGCGATCGGCACCGTCATGAAGGCGATCATGGAGTGCGACGACGCGACGCTGCAATATCAGGCGGGCGTGGGGATCTTCGGCACCATGTGGGAAGATCTCGGCGCTGACACGGTGGCCTCTCTCATGAAAACAGAGGGCGCGATCAGTAGCACCAACGACGCTATGGCGCAGATGGACGCGACAGCGTATGACACGCTCGAGGCGAAGCTCGGCAGGCTTGCCAGAGAATATAAAGGCGTAGGATCCGCCGTAGCAGGCACCGGTGGCGCGGCAATATACGCGGCGGCAAACTGGGACACCATAGCGGCTAAAGCGGCCACAGCAAAGGCGACCTTCGCAAAAGCAGGCGGAGCGATAAAGGCGGCACTTGCCGGCGTTTCCGCAACGGCGCTTGCCGTCGTGGCCGTCGTAGCGATCCTTGTCGCTGCCTTCGTAAGTCTCTGGAAGAACAACGAGGACTTCCGAAACAAGATCATCGGGATCTGGGAAGAAATCAAGGGCAAATTTGCGGAATTTGGTCAAGGAATAGTCGATAGGCTTAACGCGCTCGGCTTCGACTTCGAGAACTTCGGAGAGGTGGTACGGGCCGTCTGGGACGGCTTCTGCTCGGTGCTCGCGCCTATTTTCGAGGGCGTATTTCAGCAGGTGAGCAATATCCTCGGCGGCTGTCTCGACGTGCTTATGGGCTTGTTCGACTTTTTCGTCGGGCTCTTTACCGGCGACTGGGAGAAGTGCTGGACTGGAATTAAAGAGGTATTCGTCGGTGTATGGGACTTCCTCGTCGCAACCTTCGAGAACTGGGGCAACTCTCTGAAAGCAGTCGCCGACGTTGTGCTCGGCTGGTTCGGCACCAACTGGGAGGAAACATGGACTAAAACGAAAACCTTTTTCTCCGAAACGTGGAGCGCTATTTCCTCGTTCTTCTCCAACACATGGAACAGCATAAAAACGGCAGCCTCCACCGCATGGAGCGGGATCAGCTCGTTCTTCTCCAACACCCTGACCGGCATTAAAGACTTTTTCGTCAATATCTGGAACGGGATCACCTCGTTCCTCTCCGGAGCGTGGGAAACGATCAAGAACGTGGTGCAGGTGGGCATTATGCTTGTTGGATCTATCCTCAGCGCTGCCTTCCAGATCATCACCCTGCCGTTCCGGTTTATCTGGGAAAACTGCAAAGAATATGTATTTGCGGCGTGGGAATGGATCAAGGAAAAGGTAACGACGGCGATCAATGCCGTGAAGTCCGTCATAGGCACGGTCATGAACGCGATCAGCTCCGTTATTTCTACGATCTGGAACGGCGTCAAGTCCGTGACCTCCAGCGTCTGGAACGCAATCAAGGGCGTGATCTCATCCGTATGGAGCGCGATCTCGTCAAGAGTCACGACCGCGATCAATGCCGTGAAATCCGTCGTCTCGTCGGTATGGAACACGATCAAATCGGTGACTTCCTCGGTTTGGAACTCTATCAAGAGCGTGGTCTCGTCCGTATGGAGCAGTATCAAAGCGGCGGTGTCTGCTGCGATCAACGCGGTGAAGTCCGTCGTGTCCAACGTCTGGAATGGTATCAAGTCCGTGACCTCTTCCGTGTGGAACGGTATCAAGTCCGGCGTTTCCAGCGCCGTGAACGCGGTCAAGTCCACCGTTTCCAACGTATTCAATAGCATTAAAAACACGGCGTCGAATGTGTGGAACGGCATTAAAAATGCCATTCTGACACCTATCGAAGCAGCCAAGAACAAGATCAAGGGCATTGTGGACACGATCAAGGGATTTTTCAGCGGCATGAAGCTGAACCTCCCGAAGATCAAGCTCCCGCACTTTAGTGTGGAGGGCAAGCTGTCGCTCTCGCCTCCAAGTGTGCCAAAGCTCAAAATTGACTGGTACAAGGACGGCGGCATTATGACACAGCCGACGATCTTCGGCGCAGCAGGCAACAAACTGCTGGCCGGCGGCGAAGCCGGAGCCGAGGCTATTCTGCCTCTTTCCGTCCTCTGGGAAAAGCTGGACGCAATACTCAGTAAAGCGTTCAACGCATTCAGCACCACCGGAGAACCCTCTGGCGGAGGGCTCACAAACAAAGCGGGAGAACTGCTTACGCTGGACAACTTCTCACTGGGAAGTCTGGCCGACGGCACAAACGTGGTTATTTACTACGACTTCTCCAACTTCACATGGAGCCCACAGATCCAGACGGGCGGCGCCGGTGACAACGAGGACGACCTCATGGCACGACTCAAGGCTCACGAGGCTGAGTTCTTCGACTGGCTGGATGAATTTATTAAAATGCGGGAGGTGGCGCAGTATGCGTAGGGTAACAGCCTATAAGGAATACACCACGCGAGAGGGCGACACCTTCGACGCGCTTGCGCTCGAAATGTACGGCGAGGAAACCCTCGCCCACTACATTATCGAGTTCAACCCCGACTACGCGGACGTGCTGATATTTGAGGCGAATGTGAGGCTCCTGCTTCCGATCGTCGAAAATGTGGAAACGCCGGACACGCTGCCTCCGTGGCGTCGGGGAGAGGACAGCGAGGACACCGCTTGAACCTCTACTACAACGGAACGGATATATATAACGACGTGTCGGTGAACTACTGCGTGCATGAAATGTTCGCGGAAAAGCAAGCCGACACGCTCGTGATCCGTTTCAACGATCCAAAGGGCGTCTGGAGTAAATGGAACCCGGCGGCCGGGGACACGTTGCGCTTCAAAGAAGGAGCGGGCGACACCGGCAAAATGTTCATTCACTGCATGACCTCCGAAAATGGTTTATTTACGATCCGGGCCATGTCAATGCCCCAGAGCGGGAAAACCAAAAAATCAAAGACGTGGGAAGGCGTGCGCTTTTTGCAGATCGGAAACGAGATCGCGAGAAACCTCGGGCTCACGTTCAAAAACTACGGCTGCGCGGATCACGTGTACAAGCACTTGAAGCAGGAAAACGAAACAGACCCGGGCTTCTTTCGACGTATTTGCACGCTGGAAGGCTATCAAATGCTCATATATGACGGCGCCCTGCTGGCATATAACGAGCAGTATATTGAGGGCCAAACGCCTGCGGGCACTCTTGAAGTGGGCGCAAACGGCGTTTTTGAATACAAGGACAACCGGGCGGAGTGCTACGGATCCTGCGAGATATCCAGCGGCAGCTATTCCGGCAAGTTCAAAGCACCGAATGCTTCCAGCTCGGCCGTGCTACGGCCGGAAGAGGGCATACAAGCGACAAGCAACTCCGAAGCGGCACGCTTCGCTAAGGGACTGCTCAGGAATGCCAACAAATACGGCCGCACCGGTAAGTTCTCCAAGTCGCTGCTGCTCGGCTATGCGGCGGCCAGCTTACTGACGCTAAAAACCGAAAAGGCGAGCGCATGGAACGGCACCGTGTTTGTTTACAAAGTGCGCCACGACTTCGTGGGCAATAAGTCAACAATCTATTTTAGAGAACCGCTGGAGGGCTATTAAATGGGCAAGATCAACAAGGGACGGATCGCGAGCATAAGCGGAAACACCGTCCGCATTGTTCCCTCCGACTCCAACACAAAAACAACGGCAAAAATTACGACCTTATGGCTCCTTCGCGGCGACGCGGGAGATCTGAAAAAGGGCACCGAGGTAATATACTTCGAGGCCGACGACTCCACGGGCTTGATTTTAGCACGTGCCGACGGTGAGGGCTCATTCCCGGGCGGCGGATCCGGCGGAGCTGACGGCGAGGACGGAATAACCCCACACATCGGAGCCAATGGCAACTGGTACATAGGCGACGAGGACACCGGCGTGAAAGCCGCCGGAGAGGACGGAGAACCGGGCCCGCAAGGCCCTCGAGGTCTCAAAGGTGAAACCGGCGAGACTGGCCCACAAGGCCCACAAGGCGAAAAAGGAGAGCCCGGTGCCGATGGAGCGCAAGGCCCCAAAGGCGACACGGGCGAGACCGGCCCACAAGGCCCGCAAGGCGAAAAGGGAGAACCCGGAGCCGACGGAGCGCAAGGCCCCAAAGGTGACAAAGGCGAGACCGGCCCACAA